TGGGCGGGATCTCCCAGGCCGGAATACTGGATTACGTCTCCATCCGTGGCTGCCACACCCACATGGCCGTTTCTTGTCCAAACATAGTTGCAATTGGTCTGCACGTTAGTGTAGGCATCAGCAGCATAACCATCAAGAGCCGTTACGGCTGTGAGCGTCCAGGGAGATGCTTCTTCGGAGTCATAGGATACTTGCTGTAAAACCCCTCCTGAGGCTATGAGGATCTCGCCGTTATCGCCGAACGGTGCAAACATAGGAGATTCGGAGCCAGAAAGGGTCCCTATTAAGGTCTCTGTCCAACTCGTGGGAGCCACAGCATAAAGCTTATGAGCGGTACCGACAGTTTCCGATACCAGGTAATGCTCGAACACTGGAGCCCAGAATATCCCCGTGGGAACACCGGAGAGCACTACCTTGGTCTCCGTGCCATCTCTTACTCGGATAGCACCGGAGAGATATTCGTACTCCCAGTTCCGGCCCTCCGCAAGTTCATTAGGCCCCAGAAACTCCGGGGAGACGCTGGTATTCACGCCCCCCGAGAAGTCTCCAAAACGAAGCTCTGTGGTTCGGCGAAAATCATTGGCATGACGATCAAAATATGCCATGGGCCTACTCCATCATCCCCGCCACGGATTCCAGCAGGGCGTTGGATATGGCCTGGTCCTGGGTGGTATCAAACTCGTTGCTGTTCAGGGCACGGACGGCGCAGAGGTCCAGGAGTATAGGGAGGTATTTCTCCTGCAAGGGAAGAGGCGAGATCAGGGAAGCTCCCGAGGGGGACGTAGGATGGTACCGGGCTTCCAGAGAGTTTTCTCCCGTGAGGATCTTAAAACGCCCGTCTTCCTGACGAACCGGAACCTGACCGCAGAACCCCCCGAAGTCCAGGGGGACCTTACCGTAGTGGATCACCATAAGGGTCTTCACAAAGGCACTTTTCCCAGCGGATGCAGCGGTAGCGAAAAGGTGCAGGAGGGCGGTTTCCACGATGGTGAAAAGCTCGGGATCCGTATACCCCGCTTTGTCGGTGTCGTGGATCCGGGGGCGGAGAAGATTGTCTATAAAGGCGGCGTAAGTCATCGGCGGACCTCCAGAAAGTACCCCTCCACCACGGTCTGTCTGGGGGGGGAGCCGGAGAAAATGGAGACCACCTGGTCATGCCATTTCGGGATAAAATCTCCTCCCTCTCCGGTGCATCGGTGCAGGGCATAGTCAAGGATGAGGTCATCGAATTCAGGAGGCCAGGGCATTTCTTCATCCTTCAGGAGAGGAGCTGCCACGGGGATAATCCAGGCTTCAAACACGTAGGGGAGATCCGGCACGGGAGCCCAGCGGAAGGCTATCTTCCCAAAGCTCATGTACCGGGATGGTTTGGCGGTGGGCTGCCCGCTCCAGGCGGCGAACTCGTCCATGTCAATGGCTCGAAGGGGCTCCCCATCGAGGATTACCTCCAGGAGAAGGGTGTGAGGAGGGAGGGTGACGAGACGCTCTCCGGGAACGCAGGTGCCTTCGTGAGGCTCCGCAAGGTACGAGGGCTTGTAGATGGCGGCGAGACGGCGAATCTCCCGATCCGCTTCCTCCAGCTTCCGGAGCAGTTCATAGTCTGAAAAAGAGACTTCCCCCAGGTCACGGAGCTTAACCCGGAGGTTGAGTAATAAAGCCGTGGTGGTGCTCATGGTATCCCCCCGATCAAAGAGATAAGGGGAGCCTCAAGAGAGGCCCCCCAGCGCAAAGGAGGTGTGTGTGGTGGATCTACAGGTCTCCAGAAATGACGGTAATGTCTCCGCTGATGTCAGAAGCGGTCCAGCCTCCGAACCCGGTGGTATCGGGATCCGAAGCATCCCCTCCCCCTGTAACGAGATATCCCCGGAGAGCTTCAATCCCCGAGGGAACCGCAGCCAGAGCGGGAAAGGCCAGGAGTGCTACAAGCAGAAGTGCGATGAGCTTACGCATGGGATCCTCCTATCTCACGGCGGCGGAGGTGGGGCAGGTGATAAGCCCGAAGTCCTCGCCGTTAAATACGCTCTTGCGGACCCCGTAGATCAACCCGGTGGCCACGCCCTGCTGGTTGTCGTAGTCGAATTTCTTCTCCTTCCAGAAAGGCTCCTTCGCAATGGCGTAGGCTCCAGCCTGGGCTCCAAGGAGAACATTATAGGATACCTGGGCTCCAGAGCTTCCCTCTGCGGCCAAAGGAACGCTCTCGTGGTCATGGAGGATCACGCCATCGTAAACCCCGAGGGCACCGGAAAAGATGGGGTTCTCCTTCCCCCGGATCCCCGCTTCCCGCTGGGCCTGAAGCCAGGTGCTGTCCTGTTTGAGGTCATCCGCAGCGTAGGGGTTCACAAGCATGATGTAATGATCCTTCCCATCCACCTTGATGGGCCGGATCTTGGGGCTGGCCATCTTCGCCCGGAGCTTCGCCAGGCGAATCATGGTAGTGGTGAGCTTGTTGCTGGAGGTGATGTCGCTAATAGCGCTACATCCCGTGGGCAGCAAAAGACGGTTGGGGCTGGGATTCGAGCAGAGGGCCGCAAAGATCGAATCATCAATCATTTCGGACATCCAGATCTTCAGGGCACTCTTAGCGTTGGTACGGAAATTGAGCTGGCTTTTCTGCTCCTCCTGGGCTCCCTCGGAGCGCACAGCATGGCGTTTCTGGGCTACAGATACCGCCATGTCGAAGTAGGTGAGGGCTTCCTCATTCCCTTCCAGGGTGGAGTCCCCGGCGGTACCGGAGCCCTGCAATTTCATGAGGAGGGGGATAACAATGCTGTCTCCTGCCTTGGTCTTGAGGTCGGTCTTCTTGGTGATCACCGAGTCAGAGCCTTCGGACATGAACTTTTTGAAATAAATTTCGTTCATTACCTCTTTCCAAAGGTCGAGCGCCCACGCTTTCTGAATTAGATTCGGGGGGTATTTCGTGGTAGCCAATTAAATCACTCCTGTCTAGGTTGTGTAGTTATTCTCCCCGGAGGATCCGGGAACGGACATCATCCGGGAGCTTCGCCCATTCTTCGCTGGTGATGCTGCTCAAATCCAGCTCCCCTCCTCCCGCTGCACCACCGGGAATATCTGCTCCCCGGGGCATCTGCACCACATTGTTTCCCTGCCCTGGGGGGGCGGGGGCCTTCGTGGGAGGGGCGGGCTGGTTTGCTGCCTGGGATTTCTGCTGTTCAAAACGGAACCGGAGACCCAAGGTGTAAAGCACTTCTGCGGGATCCGGGCTTGCGGTGACCATGTTGAGCATGGCCTGGGCATTCTGGTCTCCCATGGACGCCCGCTGCTGCTGCTGTTGGAGCCACGGCACCGCAGCCATGGCCACATCATCGTAATCCTCGTAGCGCTGCCGGGCAATCTCCTGGGACTGCTGGGCTCTCTGCTGCCAGGCGCTCATGGCCTGCTGCTGCTGGAGTGTCTGCTGGATGGGGGCTATCTCTTCCTGATGGCGCTTCCGGAGATCCTCCTCCATGCGTTCCATTCGAGCCCGTACCCGCTCCTCCACCAGACGCTCCATGGGATCCTCCGGGAGCTGATCCTGCTTCTGGGGCTGCTGAAACTGCTGCTCCATCCGGGCTTTCAGGGCCGCCAGTTCCTGCTGCTGCTGCCGGATGGTCTGGGCGGCGTGGTACTCGTTCTGGTAGAGCCGCTGCATGTGTTGCTCATACTGGGAGAGACGCTCCTGCACCGGGTCCGGCTGCTGGGGTTCCGGGGGGGCGGCCTCTTCTGCGGGGGGAGCTTCCGGTTCCTCCTGGGGCTCCTGCTGCTTGAGAAGAGTGTTCAGGGTCTCCTCTACTCCTGCGTAGTCCTCCTGGGTGATCTCTTCGTAGCTATCCATATGTTGCCTCGCTCCTTTCAAATTTTGATGTCTCTATCCCCCATGGGATCCTGCCATGATATCCTGAAGGTTCTGGGGGGGCGGTGGCATGGGAGGTGCCCCGGGCTGTCCCGGAGGCATTCCCTGTTGTTGAGCTTGCTGGGCTTGCATCTCCATCTGTTGCTGCTGCATGAGACGTTCCTTCAGACTCTCCTTCTGGGGGAGATCCGAAGCCTCGATGATCATGTCCGGAGGTACCGGAAGCCCCGCTTTAGCCATCTCCAGGAGGGCGTAGAAGGCGGCCACTCGCTGGGAGGGGGTGGCGGGGGTGTCGCTGATTATGATGTCGAATTCGAAGGTGGAGAGATCGTTGAGGATCTGCTGCACCGCCATGCCCGTACGAGGGTCTATAACCTGTTGGGGCTGGTTCACCGGGACAAAGTCCGGCTGCCCCCCCTGGCCTACAATCCGGAAGATCCGGGGTTCCCGGTAGAACTGAGGAAGGAGCCCTGGATGTTTGGGGTTCCCCCAGAGCTGCTTGAGGAGCCGCTTCTTTGCCATCCGGAGCTTATCAAAGAGCATGGCCAGGCTGGTGACGGCCTGGCGCTGGCGGAGTTCCAAGGCCCTGCCAGAGGCAGAGGCGGGAACGTCCGTGCCGAGCATGGCCTCGTTGATCCCGGAGATGTTTTTGAGATCCTCCTGGTACTGTTTATCCACCTGGAAGAATCCCGAGGGGATGCTGTCGGTACTGAAGGCGTTGGGGGGGATGTCCGACTGGTACTCAATGACCACCCCGGGGGTACTCCCCTGTTTCTCCAGCTTGTTCTTATTGGCGTAGTCCAGGCCGCCCTTTTTGACCATCCAACCCCGGTTCGCCATGGTGTTGATGATGTGCAGGAGCTGGCTTCTTCGTTTGTTCATCTCCCGCTGGGGGTCCTTGAGATCCCGCACTACCCCGGCGGCGGTGTCTCCCTCCCCCAGCCAGTAGCCGGGGACCATGACGTAGGGGAGCTTGCCATGGGAGTACGGAGAGGGCACGTCCTCAAGAAGCAGCTCCCCGATGTACGTGGCTACCCGGATCTCCTCTTTGCTCTCGGTGCGCACCTGGGCAAGAGCCCGCAGTTCCGGGGGAGTCTCCTCAAAGGGCATCTCCGGAAGCTGGAGCTCCGGAGGGAAGGAACAGATCTTATCGGTGCGGTAGGAGCGATACCAAGTGGAGATGAGCCTAACCTTTTTGGTTTCTGCAGCGTACCAGAGGGGATCATCCCCGAGATGGTCGCTGGTCTCCTCCGCATCGTACCGGGCTACCACCAGGTCGATCTCATCCGCATGATCCGGGAAGTGCCGCTTCAAGGTTCGCTTGGAAGTCCAGCGGGCGTAGTGAATACACTCTGCGTCCGAGAGGTCCTCCTCCCGGCTTTCGGGGTCCGGGTAGATGTTGAAGGGGCTCACTCGCTTGAAGCGAATCTCTTCATCCCGGTAGGAGAGATAGAACCACCCCCGGCCTGTGAGGAAGGCATCCAGAGATACCCGGGATTCCTCGTAGTCAAATTCGTTGGTGTCGAAGAGGTACTTGGTGATCCCCTTGGCTACGTTGCACTTTTCAATGTCATCTCCGGTTCTTGGGAGGAAATCCGGTTCGTAGCGGTTGAGCCGTTGATACCCCGAGAGAAGGTTGATGAGGGGCCGGATGTGGTTGATGGTTATGGCGGGGCGCTTCTGCTCCTTCAGGGAATCCTTGGAAGCGGTGTCCCACTGCTCCCCGGCGTAGAACTCTATGTCTTCCAGGGCCTCTTCACGCCAGGAGGCATCCGAGGCAACCGCAGCCCGAAACCAGTCGCGAATTTCATGAAAGCTACTCTTCTGCTGTGTGGGCATGGGTTTTTTCGGCCTTTCTCTTCGGGGCAGGGGGAGCTTCCGGGGTGATGCGGCCTATTTCGTCCCCCGGTTGTAGTCTGGTGAGCTGGGGGGAAAACATGAGAACCATGTTCACGCCGGGAGTTACATGTTCCGGGAGTACGTAGATTCCTTCCTGGTTGCGGGTTCCGTGGAGAATCCCGGTACCTGTGCAGTCCACGGGTACGGTGGTCCAGCGGTTGCCTCCGGGGAGCATGTACTCCAGGGAGACCAAAGCAACATTCTCTTTTACACGGCTTGCCATGCGGTGTCACCTCCTTTGGGGTCATCCCAGATATCCGCCCAGCCGTCACGGTTGATCGGGGTTTCGACCGGGGGAGTCCAGGGTCTTTCTTCCAGTCCGTAGCGGAGAGCATCATAGGCGTGATCCTCTGCTTTGGTATCAATGTCCTCCGGGCGGTGGGGATCCGGAGGAAGAGCGGGTAAGGTGCGTATCAGGTTGGTGCAGTTGGAGCAGATGAGCAGTCCCGGCTTCCATTCCGGGGTACCGTACCGCCAACCCCGGAGACGCTGGTGTATCTGCATCTTCCCGTGGAGCCGAGAGCCCGGGCGATGGTCTGCCTTCTGGAAATGCACTCCTTCGGAGGCAAAGGATTCGTAGATGGTGGGGCCTTGGTGTCCCGAGGAGGCCCAGATGCTGGGGTCCGCTCTGCCGTAGATCTCTTCTCCGGCAGCAGCTTCGATGTGCTTGATCCTGGAGGCCACCTCCCGGGCGGTTTCCCTGGTGCCCTGGTTGGGCTTGCCGTCCTGGATTCCGTAGAGCTCACGGTAGACGATGACCTGACCGTCATTGTTACAGGCCATCCAGAGGCAGGTGTAGGGGGCCTCAAATCCCCAGTCCAAAGACCGCCACTTGTGCCAGGATGGGGGGATATCGCAGGGATCAATGACGTGAGCCTCTCTGCTCCACTCCCCGAAGACCTGACCTTCAAAGGCTTCCCAATCTCCTTCAAGGAGAGCCTTTCTCTGGGCTTCCGGGAGGATGAGGAGGCGGTTCAGGTACTCCGGATCCGCTTCGAGAAGCTTGGGGTTGTCCTGTATCCGGGCGGGGATGAAGGCTCGGGTAAGGTGTGTGGCTGGATCCCAGTAGGTTTCCTTCGGGGGGGCGATATCCACGAAACGTTGCTTTACCCAGAGATGACCCGGGCCGCCAGGGTTGGTGGCACAGCGGATGTAGCAGCGCAGAGCCAGGTTCGAGGTGCGGCAGCGGGAGAAGAGGTAGAGGTACTGGCTCTCGGGAAAGTGGGTGAGCTCGTCAAAGGCGATGTACTGATACTCGTGGCCCTGATAGTTCAGCTCATCCCCCAGGGATTTCAGATACCCAAAGCGAACGGAGGCCCCGGATGGGAACCTCCATTCTTTCCTGCTGCGGATCCATTGGGCGTGGGGGAAGATGCGGGGGTAATAGAGCATGGATTTCGTGACCAGCTCCTCGGCTTCCGGGAAGGTGCGGCGAAAAATGATGCCTTTGTACCCCGGGATGTGCGCCTGGCGGAGGGCCTCGATGAGCAGAGCGTCCGACTTTCCCCCTCCCGCTGCACCTCCGTAGAGGACTTCGTACTCTCCCCGGCGGTGGAATTCCGTCTGGGGGCCGGGGTTGGGTTTCCAGACTACGTTGCTCATGGGGAGCGAAGACGAGACTTCTCGGGATCGAAGGCTACCCGGTCCTTCCACTCCTCACGCTTCCCTTTGTTCCATTGGGAGATGGGAGTCAGGAAGCCTACTACCCTGCTGTAGACCTGGCACGGCGTGCGTTTGTGTGCGGTCATTGTCTTTCCCTCGCTTTCATGAAGGTGAGAAGACCATGTTACTGCTGCCAGTAACATGGTCTTCTGCTTTAACGGTGGCATTCTGAAAAGCCTAAGGGTTATCCATCTAAAGCCTCCTGCTCCGGGAGGAGAGCTATTCCGGTATGTGCCAAATAGAGGGGATTTTCCTCGGAGCCTGTGGGAGAGAGGAGCCCGGAGATTTCGGCGGCTAATTTGAGTATGGCGGTTTTGCTGTGGGTTTTTATTTTCACGCCACTTTTGGTGGTTTCGATTTCTGCAATGGCAGCGGCGGTGTCATCGTCCAGCTCTTCAGAACCCAGGGCTTCCATGTCAAAGAGGAGCTGCTGGCCGTCTTCTCCTCCTCCGATCTGCCCGGAGGTGCGAGCCCACCGAGCAATCTTCCGGGGATCCGCTTTGAGGATAGCCACGATCTGACGGGCTACCAGGTGGCGGGAGAGCCCCACCTCTTCGCAGATCCTGTCGTTCAGTTCCTGGATCCGGGCTTGAATGTCTTCCCTCTGGAGGAGACGGTGGGCCTGTCTTTGGAGGGCGGCGTAGGATTTTTCGCCGTACGCCCGCCTTACGGCGGATATGCTGTCATAGTCTTTGATGTATTCCTGGCAAAAAAGTTCGTGTTGTCCCGCAAGCATGCCCATGGGGAGCCTCCTTTCAGAGGGGTAAAATCCGGAGCAAAGCCTGTGGTACCAAGGGCTTACTCCAGACAAACAAAGACTGGGGCGTACAAAAAGGCTCTCGCTCATGGGGGTGAGAGAGAGCCTTTTTGTTGCCGGGAAGAGGCGACTTTCCGATGGTATTATTATAGCAGGTTTTTCATGTCACAGGTGTGCCGACTTCTAAAAAAGGGTCTTTTCCAAACTCATATCCTTGGGGTTGTAAATGCTCCCCGTGACAAGCTCGGGATCAAAATAGACTCCGCTTGTGGCTATGGCTTCCCACCCAGGCTCTCCAAGGCGATACTCCCCTGTGATGCGTTTGGAGTTACGATTGTACGTCTGGGCAAAGTCCTCATCACAGGAGAAGTACACTCTCTCGAAACAATCCAGCTGATTGTCAAATTTCTCGAAGAAATCCCTCACGTTCTTGCTGCGAACCATATCCAAGCGATTCCATCTCATATAACTGACACCTCCTTGTTTTTTTTTGTTACTCCTCTGTAATTCCGATCTCGGGTTTTACTTCGGGCTCTGGCGGAGGGGGGAGAGGCATCCAGTGACTCACCTGATCCTCCGGAAGGAGGCACCCCATGGAGTGCCAGCCTTTCGCATCGTAGGAAACCGGGAGAACCATGCCTCCCACCGCAGCGAGACCGTTCCAGAACTCCACGCCCCCCATCTGGCCCAGGAAGTCCGGAAGCCCATCCCTCACAGCCCGCCAGGGGGAGCAGATGACGGGGGTTTTTTTCATCCGGGTAAACCAGCATTCCGGGCTATCCGGATCCAGACAACCATACTCCTCGCAAGCCTCTTCGTATTCTTCCTCGGTCATGTTCTCTTCGTTTTCGAAGTAGTCCTTGCGGTACTTTGTTTCTTCGATGTGGCTTTCCGCTGCAAGAACCAGAATCTGGAGACCGCCGTTTGCCTCATCCCATTCAAGAGAGCCGTCCTCCCCCACAACGGCCAGGTATTCCTTGCAAAACTGTTCGGCCTCCTCATAGGTTTTGCAATAGCCGATAAAGCCTTCACAGTCCAGGTGAATCCAATAAAACTTATTCATACTAGGTCCTTTCCGCCCGGCATTCCCGAGCTGCTTTTTCGAGGGCTTTCCAGGCCTCTTCCTTTTTTGCTTTGAAAGAGGAGTAAATTACGGGATCAAAGGTCTTGAGGTTCTTGAACCAGAGGAGATCCTCTACCGCCAGGAGAAGCTTTTCATGGCGGCGAGCCAAGGTATACCGCTCTTCCAAGAGACTAGTGAAGGTGGAGCGAAGAAGGTCTTCATGCGTGTTTGTGTTCATAGGTCTGTCCTTTCAACTTGAGAAGCAAATCCAGGGGATCCCGGAGGACCATCTGGCACCATTCGTTAATCCCGTAGTGCGCTATTTTGCGGAGATGCCAGAGGGGTTCCCGGTCATCCTGGAAGGGGCGGAAGAATACTTCTCGGTGGTTTTTTTTAGAGTCTGGCCATCTGCGGATGTAGTAATAGGCTTTTTTGCCAGGACCATCTTTGCTTTCGAAGAAGCGGTAGTTTATTTTCCCGTGGTTTTTGGCGTAATGGCGAAGGAGAGACGAGACGTTATCTTTGGGCTGTTTGGCTACCAAGGCTATTTCGGCGGCGGTGGCAGCCCGGCCTATTTTTTCGAGAGCCGCAATGCACTCTTCTGTTTTGGTCATGGTTAGCTCCTCCAATCGTATCGAGAGATGAGGGGAAGGAGAGATATCCCCAGTTTTGCGAAGGCCTTGTTCCGGATTCTCCAGACGGAGCGGGAGGAGATATAAAGCTGGGCAGAGATATGCCGGGCGTTCTGGCCTCGGAAGTACATAAGGTTTACCACGTCCCTTTCTTCCGGAGCCAGGGAGGAAAGGGCATCCTCTATGGTGGTGACAAAGTCCCGGAGGAGGCGGAGGCGGGGGTCTGTCTCTTTCTGTACCGTGATGCGTTCCTGTAGGGGGAGCGGTTCTCCTCCGGACACCAGGTCTCCCAGGGAGCAAGCCGCATAGGCGGAACGATCATAGGCGGATTCCAGGGCGTGCATTTCTGCCTCCATAGGAACAAGGCGTTCCAGCAGGGATACCACCTGGGCGTTTTCGTAGCGGGAGAGGGTTCGAAGCTGATTCTTTTTTCTACCCACGGGAGGCCTCCTTTGCTTTTGTGGTGGGGCGGTCGTCTTCTCCTATGTTCCGCTTGGCATAGGCCAGGAGGGTAAGGCATCCCCAGGCGGCGTGAGCCAGAGGGTGAAGCCCCGTCTCTTCGTCTGCATCCTCCCCTTTTGCCCAGGCTATGAAGTGCCGGAAGACGGCTCCAAAGATTCGTCCCCAACGGAGGCCCTTTTCCCAGTTCCGATCTCCGTATTTTTCCGCTCCCAGGGTGTAGACCTTGGCTATTTCTTCCAGAGCGTCCGGGGGGATGAGATCATAGCGGAGTTTCCCCTGGTCGTATTTAAGGCCTTCGGGTTCTATTTCCATTCCTTCCAGGAGGTCTCCTCCTTCCTCGTACTCTTCTTCAAGTTCCTGATTGAGCTGATACTGTAAGGCTCCCATGTTGGAGATGAGGTTGTGTCTCCTTTCAGGGTCCTCCATGATTTCCTGAATATGCTGCCGGAGTCTTTCTTTGTTCGTCATGTTTTGTTGCCTCCTTTTTTAAGAGAATGGGGGCCGATGCTTGCCCCGGTGAGACGCTTTCATGGGCTCCCGGCCTCGACTGATGCCTCTTGTGGCCGCTCTTGATGGCGGGAAGGGGCTTCGCCCCCCCGTGCCCCCCCGCTTGAGGAGGTGTCACTGGAGGTGTCACAGGTGACCAAGCCAGTCGCTGCAAGGGTTAGAGGTCGTTTTTAAGGGCTTCCGTGACACCTATGACACCTTTCCCTATAGAGGCTTCTATACACCCCTCAAATCCGACCCTCCCGGAGCCTCCATTTTCAGCCTCTTTCCATACCTTTCTTTTATCTCTAAAGAGGTGTCAAGGTGTCACTGTAAGTGTATAGATGCAGTGGTGGCAAGGGTTAAGGAGCGTGACACCTACCGTGACACCTACCGTGACACCTGCGGAGGTGTCACGGTAGGTACCCGGTGCTTCTTCGGGGGGGAACGTGATACAGCCGCCGGGCGTTCTTGCGGAAACATGGGCCGCAAAGTTTGGCCAGGATGCTTCCGGCTTTGGTGGCGGAAGCCCGAGAGACCGGGGCAACCCCACAGGCTTGCAGGATTTCCGAGGCGGATTTCTCCTCCCAGTATTCCCGTGGCATGTCCCAATCCAGCTTGGCGAGGATCAACTCCTCCACGGGATCCGCTGCTTCATACTCCCGGTTGAGCCGGGAGAGGGTTTCTTCTTCTTCTGGGGTGAGCCACCAGAGGTAACGCCCCCCGTTCTGCTCATATGGGCGGTAATAGCAATGGTAGATCTCCGCCCAGAGCTGCTGCATGTCGATGCCATGGTTGAAGCTTACCCCCTGACAGGGGAGAACCCACCACCGGGAATTCCCCGTGTCGTCCAAGAGGAAAGCAGGAGAGTTTACGGAAGCTGCAAAGACGGTGCGCCGGGCGAAGGTGCTTTGCCTCCTGCCATAGGGGAGCCGGAGCTTATCATTCTGGGAAGTAAGAAAAGCCTTGAGGCGGGCAAGATCCGCTTTTTTGAAGGTGGCCTCCAGCTCCCCAAGCTCCACGATCCAATATGAGATAGCCCCGTATACCGAGTCCTTATCTGCGGGATCCAGTATCCGTCCCTCTCCAAACCAGCCGGATTCATGAGGGACCAGGTTCCGGAACCATGAGGTTTTACCTATCCCCTGGGGGCCTTGAAGCACCAGGACCCCCCGGCAGAGGAAATTCTCTGGAAGAAACGCTGCTGCCACCGCTGATGTGAGCCATTTTGTTAGGAGGATGCGTTTCATCTCCTCGGGAAATCCCGGAGCTAAAGAAATTGTTTCGAGAAATAACGAAAGCCTTTCGATGCCATCCCAGGGAGACCGGGAGATCCAATCCCGCACGGGGTTGTACTGATTTTCCAAGGCGATACGGGAGAGGTACGTGTCCATGTTGGGGGTGGGGAAGCCGTGTTCTGCTGCCCTGGAATAGATTTCTGCCAGAGAGGCATTTTCCGAGTTATCCCCCCGGAGAGAGCCCTGCACATCCACCTCCGCATCCTTGGTAACCTGGTTATAACGGCATTGGATATGGTAATACGAGAGCAGGGAGCGCAGGTTTGCCAGATTCCCCAAGGGTTTTCCCTTGTTGGATATGTAGATGGGATCGAAAACATCCCAGGGAGAGGGGATAGAGTTTTCCTGCACGTTTTTCGCCTCCCCCTTAGCTCCCTGTTGGGCACTCCACAACGATTCCAGCTGTTCCCGGATGGGGGGGAGCCCATAGAGGGAGGCGTAGTCGTTCCAGTCTGAGCCAGGGTCTTCTACCCCAAAGGGAGGCTGCGCCAGTACCCCACCAAGGGCGAGAACTACCGCCTGAGCCTTCTCTATTCCAGGGTTCCCGAGCTGCCCCTTTTGAAGGCCCAGTACCTCCGCCAGCTTTTCCCGGATGCTGGGGGGAGGGGTGGCTCTCGTGGTGGTCCAGAGCTTGAGGGAGTTCCGGGAGATCCCCTGCTCCGCCAGATCCTCCGGGGAGAGTTTTTTCTGCTGCATGGCCTCAAGGATTTTTGGTCCCGGCCAGTCATCATCCGCACAGATAATGAGCTCTCTGTCCGGGAAGCGTTTGCGAATCACCGAGGCCACCGGAAGGAGATTCCCGGCGTTCATCGCACAGATTACAGACCAACCAGTGGCTTCGTGGAGAGAGGCTCCGGTGGCCCATCCCTCACAGAGGAGAATAGGGGCGGTGCGGTCCCCGGGGAGCGAACAAAAGTTCCCCTTTACAGCCCCGTGTTTCAAGAACCGCTTCCCCCCGTTGGGGTAGATCTGCTGGAGGTTCTGAATCTTCCCGGAGATGTCCGTGAGAGGGACCAGAAGCACCTCACCGAGAGCCCGAAGACCATGAGGGGGAACGTTCTTTCGGGAGAGGTACTCCCCTTTCTCCGGAGTGGTTCCCTGTTCCCAGAGGAGAAGGGCTTCTTTGGCCGCAGCGGCGGCGAGTTGCGCCTGATTCGCTTCCCGTTCCGCCCTGCGCTCTTCCAGCTCCCGATACATCCTTTCCTTTTGAGCAACGCTCAACACGCCCTCTTGAGAGGAGAGGGAGACGGTGTGGACCCTATCGGGATCTCTCCATGATTTGAACCAGGCGGCGGGATGTTCGTCCAAAAAGATCTGGTATGCCCCGTTTTTCGTCCGGGGTTTGTCACCGTCTATATGGTAACGGTGCAGATTCCCGTCTGCTTCAAGGGATTGCCCCGGCGAAGGGGCAAGACCTTGATTCCGCATGGCTTCCAGGAGCTTTTCGAGAAGTTCGCTTCTCATGCTCCGGTCCTTCGGGGATGCGAAACCCTCCTCTTCCGAGGAGGGCGCTTTTCTCGTTTTCCCCCATCGTTTCTGGTGTATTCCCGCATGGTCACACCTCCTTTTTTTTATAGAGCCCGTAGCGCTGCCACCGCCGCAGTTCGGCGAGGCGGCCCAGGAGCTTTCCGCAGTAGTAGAGCCCCAGGAGAGGGATTATCACGATCCATAACGCTTGCATGGGGCACCTCTTTTCTTCGCACTATTCCGAGCTCTCGTGAGGATAGTTCGCAGGGCTTTTCGAGTCTCCGGAGTTTCCAGCCATTCATCGAGCGACATGGGCTTCCTCCTCTTCAAATAGTTCGCCCGGAGCGATCCCCAATGTGGTGGCGATCTTTCGGAGCGTTGCAATTCTCGGTGTGGTTTTGCCCAGTTCGATATTGCTCAAAGCCGGGGCGGAGATGCGAGAGAGGCGAGCGAGCCCCCGCAGTGTAAGGCCCCTGGACAGTCTGCTCAACCGTATTTTTTTACCGATGCTCACAGGGAACACCTCCTTTTGTAAGTCTAGAGCGATTATATCAAGGGAGAGTGTTCTTGTAAAGCTAACACTGTTCGCTTTTAGCTGCTTCTCTCAAATACGATTTGAGCGTACACTGAGATGTGTCAGAGAGGAGGCGCAGTTATGGAGCTGGGAAAACGGATAAAGCGGTGGCGTAAAAAACGGGAGATGACCCTCCGGGATCTTGCCAGGGAGTTGAATTTCAGCGCAGGATTTTTCAGCGATATCGAGCGGGGGAAGAGCAAGCCATCCCTGGATACGTTGGAGCAGATAGCGGAACAGCTCAAAGTTCCCCTGTCCAGGCTGCTCTCTCAAGAGAATGCCGTGGGGGACCAGTTGATGGAGTGGAGAGAGCGAAGGGAATTGTCTCTGTGGAAGGTAGCAGAAGCGGTACGGGGAGAACCCCAGGAGCTTGAGGCGTGGGAAGAGGGGGAGGAACCCGTCCCTCTGGAGGCGTTGGAGACCCTGAAAGAGACCTTCAAGACCAGCTTCTCCGATCTGTTGGATGGTATGGAGACCTCCTCCGAAGAGAGCGCCCGGGAGAAGATCCTCTGGGGAGTGGAAAACAGCGATGATATCCCCGAGGGGATGCTGGGGTTGTGCCTGGATTGGCCAGAGTTGGTCAAGGAGCTTGCCCCCTTCTGGGATGTACAAAAGACATTGCAGAAGAAGGGCATTACAACCCAAAAACGTGAGAAGGAACAAAGGATGTTGTGGGAGCTGGAAGCTCTGAGGATCCAGCAGAGAGACGATATGTTTGTCCAGGTGGCTACAGATGAGAGCATGGGGAGAGCCGGGATCTTTCGGGATACCCTCTGTCTCTGTGTACCCAGGGAACCCCAGGCGGGATCCGTGGTGTTCCTGTCATTCCGAGGTACGGAGATGCTGCGGTACTATGTCCCCTCCCCCACGGGAGTTGTTTTTGCGGCGGCGAGTCCGGATTATGACGATCTTGCTGTCTCTACAGAGGAGAAGGATCTGGGGTGGTACAAGATTCTGGGAGAAGTGGTGGCGCTCCAGGGGAGCCCCCGGAGGGCCTGGTGATCCCTGCGTATGCCTATGCTCGGGATAGCTCACAGATGCAGGCGGATAAAGGGCTTTCCATCCCTGCGCAGCTTGAGGAGATCCGGAGATGGGCGGGGGAGCATGGGTACGAGATCCTTGAGGAGTTCGTGGATGATGCGTACTCCGGGAAAGATGCGGACCGCCC